TGGTATAGTTGTAGTTACTTGAGCTTCATTGCTAGATTGAGTATAAAGGGTAATTTGGTTAGTAGTTGTACCTGCGTAAATAACCTTAATTAGAAGCCTATCTGTGGCAGCTATAGTCGTTTGAGTGACTGTCATTGCCGTAGAATATAAGGTCTTTGGTAGGGCCGTAAGAGTGGTTGCTGCCGATGTAAACAATAAGGTCGCAACACTACCGTTATATTTATATAGTTCGTACTGAACTTGAGCACCTGCAAAGGCAGTAAGAATAGAATAGTAAGCACTAAAAGTCCAAGTACCTGCTGGTATAGTTGTAACACCAGGATCAAGTGCATCCGTAATAAACGAAGCTATTATACCTGCTCCTGTTTTATTAAAGTCAACTGAAGTACCTGCTACTTGGCTTCTGCTTAATTCCTTACACACAATACTATCAAAAGTGCCTTGTGCAGTACCTCCATTAAAGTAATAGATAGCGTTGCTATCATATTCGTATAAGACTATATTCGTTCCGTTTATTACTGATGCCATAATTAAAATATACTTGTTTGAGGAATGTATTTATTTACTCTTGTGCACTCAATTTCTGTATTAGATATCTGTAACAATGTAGCACTTGCCGTATTGGATGGGTACGATATTGTAGCATTACCTAGCATATAAGATTTTGAGCTAATGTTTATACTTGCAGGATCTGTGTCTGTTGCAAAAATAAGCTTTGATGCGTTTAGTGTTCTATGGTTGGTATTTGAGGTATAAAACTCACTTAAACTGCAATCCACATTTATTATGTTTAATGCGTATGTATTCACATACTGTTGAACGATTAATTCAGCTAATGTAAAAAATTCACCTGATGGATCAAACCCATATCTATACCAACCCGATGCAATAGATTTATCTGTTAGTACAAGAGAGCCTTTTGCTGAAGGATAAAAAGAGTCACCGCCACCACTACCATAAGGTAAGCTTATTGTTTTTGTATATTGATCAGTTTCAACTAATGTTCCTGTAAGGTCATAGGCAGAAATAAGTGACTTTATTTTTAATACAAAGTTTGTTAATGTTACAATGCTAATTCCTTCAGATATTCTATATGCAAAGCTAAGCGAACCAGAGCCTGGGAATATTGCCGTTTTTAAGTCTAATACGAAGTCCTCTGATGCCCCACTTGTTTTAGGATTAAAAACAGTATATGATGTAGCCGTTGTTTGCCATTCAGCATCATTGTTTAAATAATATATTAAAGAACCTGTGTTTATTGTAATATCTATAAAACCTATAGCCGTTGCTTGAGATGGTGCACCTGTTAAAATATTTAATTGCAATGAATCCCCTGTTGTTACATAAGGATTAGAATTGGAATCTAATGTTACCGATGCCGTTCCTGCTGGGCCACCTGATGGAGCATTCAATTCAAAATAGAAAGAATCAAAAGTAAGATTTGTTTGCAATGTACAACTTCCATCAGGTGTTGATGCCCTTGTCCAATATGTAGCCTCTGTTCCATTATTGTCTTTTAAATCACCATTTGGTAAGTAGTTAGCAGCAATTTCTACATTGCCTTCTGCTATAATCTTATAAAACCCTTTCTTTATCACCTTAAGTTGACTATTGTCAATAAAATATAATCCTGATGTATTGCCCACATATGGCTGAATAATAGAAGATGTGTTTATTATATTACCATCTCCATTATTTACCCTAAGTCCCGTAGGAGCATATTCTGAATAATAAGCGTTAATAGTTGCAAATTCATTTATAGCAACTATCCACCATTTGGCTTTAGCTTGAAATATTCTACAACCAAAAGACCTTGCTATGTTAGAAATAATATCTAAACAATTAGTATAATTATATTCATCTTCTAAAAGTGACCTATAATTTAAACAAGCTTGGTCAAACGGATCTGCATATAACTGAGTAGCTCTAGTGTACATACCAACTGAATAATAAGAACACATTGTTATATAATTCCTATCATTCTTAAACCCAATACTATTAAAACAAGCCCTAAAAATATCCTTTAAGAGTATTATATCATTTACACCATAATTTGCATTTTCTGATACAAACTTTATATCCTTAAGCATACCTAACCCATCTGTAGCATTAAACGCTGCTATCTTTCTACCTGTAGAATAAGATATCTGAACATCATCATTTATTACAAAACCAACCCATTCTATAACAGAGTTTACATACATTTCAACATATGTAAATCTATCATCGATATTAGTAAAGTTTATAATGTCAGATAAGTCATCAGTAAAGTCAATAGTCACTCCTAATTGCGAGGCTATTATAGGCTCATACGGATCATCAGAATTTGGTATATACTGTAAGTTGACATCAACCCCTTGAAGGTCTATAATAGCACCTGTATAGGCATCTTGCCATATCTTAAGCTCTACATCTTTGTTTGCTCTTGTTGCAAATAATACTGAATATTTTTGTCCGTATGCCATTATCCTCTTCTAAGTTTTAATGATGAATTAGACCTTTGTATAGCCAAAATTAAATCATTGCCTCTTAATACAAACTCTCCACTTCCCCCGCCGCTTCCAATCATTGATTTAAGCTTATCTAATGGAGCAACTACTTCAGGATTTGTTTTAGCACCTGGATACTCACCCATTAATCCCATTGTTGGGCCACTAACTATACCACCATTAGCGAATAACTGAGAACCTAATCCCATACCACCGCCAACTAAGTTACCAAACATTTTCATTGCACCACCAGCTTTAGCTAGTTTGCCTTGACCTCCTGGTAATAGTGATATAATGGCAACTGCAATAGCTGCTGCTATAGCTACCTTAATTAACTTTTTAATTATATCTTCAAATGCTCTTGATAGTACATCCCCTATACTTGCTCCCTTTTCTAATAACATATCTAAAGCAGGGCCTAATGCGTTCATTAAGCCAATCCCTATTTTAAGCAATTCTGCCGTAACTGCTTTTGTTTCAGCTAATACTGTTTCATTTGATTTTTTCCTAAGTTCTAATATTGCATCTATGTATTCAGATAACTTTATACTTCCATCCATAAATCCCTTATCTAAGCCCATCCGCATATTTTCTTCTGCTACTTTTATTTTGTCGAAACTTCCTTCTGCTTCACTTACTTCTAATTGATATTGTTCCTTTAAAAAAGCAACTCTTTCTTTTGATGCTTTCTTTTCATAATCCATCTTTTCTTTAAATAGTTTTGCTGCGTTTGATGGGTCTAATGCAGGTTCTGCTATATATTTAGTTTCTCCACCTGAAGCACTTAATCTTTTAGCTACATATGCAGCTAGTTTAGCTGCTTCTTTTTTAGCATTATCTAATTTTTTTCTTGAGGCTTTTGCTGCTTTTTCTGTTTCTTTTGATGGATCTTCTTTAAAGTTCTGTATTTTAACTTCTGCGTTAATATTTGCCTCTTGAATCTTTAAATATTTAGCTGCTGCTGCTTCTAAACTATTATATGCACTAGCGTTTTCTCTTAATAATCTTGTTCTTTTATCAAGTTCTAAATCATACCTAGACATTAATCTAATACCATCTGAAGTATAATCTGCTTCTTTAGAATAATTATTTATATTATTTTTAGAAAATTCATCTAACAAGTCTGCTCTCTTTATAATTAAATCGTTTTGCTTTGTAGCAATTTCCTCTAAAGATGTTTGAGCCGCCTTTGCTTTTGCGTAGGCCCATAAGGTTGTAGTTAATTTTTTAAATGCCGTGTCAGCTTTGCCTAATGTTATTTCTTCTTGAGAATATTGGCTTAGTAGTCCTGGATATAAGTCTTTTAATGTCTTAGCTGCTAGTATTCTTTCATTCATTGAAATATTTACATTAGTAGCTGCTTTATATAAGCCATTTAATCTAACAATTTCAGAAGCGTAAAGACTTGCAGCTTCTTCAGAATATTTTGTAGTTAATTTAACAGAATTCCCAATTTTAATCATCCCATTATCTACCGCAGTAAAAAAAGCAATAACCGCAGAACCTGCTAAATATAAAGGCCCTGCTACTCCAGCTATACCACCCAATAATGCAGGTAGGTTATTTTGAATACCTCTAAATCCATAAGGCAAATCCTGTAATACCAATGCAAAATTTGTCCATTGCATATTACTTTTTTTAACTGATTGGCCTACTTGGTCTAACCCTTTTGCCGTTTTAGGCAATGACATATTTGTCATATTTGTTTGGGCATATGCCTGTGCTTCTGCCATGGCTTTATTTTCAAGCCTATTAGTAATAATCCTATATTGATTATCTAACTCTTTAAATGCCTTTGTATTTGCTTGTCCTGCAACAACCAAATCAGTCATTGCCTTCTTAACAACAACAAGCTTTTTTTCTAAAACACCAGCAGTTTCACCAAACCTTTTTGCAGCAAACTCTATCTTAGTAAAAGAATCTTCTACACCGTTGTTTATTTTCATAAACTCCGCAGATTGTTTTTGCAAGTCCTTTAAAACACTTGCAGCAATAGACATATTTTTATTGTAATTGTCTATATTCGCTTTGAGGACTATACTAATTTGTTCTTCTGCCATTATATTATAGGTTTAACAATTTTATATTTTTTTAAAACCGCTTGTAATTCTTCTTCTGTCATCACTCTTTGCTTTACAAAGTTACGAGTATCGCAGTCTAATTCAATAAGCTCTTGTGGCTTAACTTTCTTACCCTTTGGTAATTGGATATTAATTAGTAAAGTTGTCTGCCACCTAGTTCTAATCCATTGTTGCTCTTCCTCGTGTCTATAACCATACCACACAAAATCCAATTCAGCCATGGTCATCTCCCAAAACAAATGGGGAAGCACTTTGCACTCCCCCATTGTATATCTTTCTATGTCAATCCACTCTAATTTTTTTTTACTCCATCTTTTTTAGTTGACTTTGTTGGCTTATCATCTATACCGCTATTCATGCTTTCTGAAAGTGCTGCCATTACTTCTTGGAACTTTTGTCCTCCCATCCCACCCATATCATCTATCCAGTCACACACTTCCATCTCTGTAAAACTTGGAGTGATCCCTTGAGAATATAATGGATATTCAGCAGCTGATTTCATCAAGTTAATAATAGCATCAAGTGAATCTTTGCCACTTAAAGCTTCTCCTATGTCAGAAGGCCCTATCCCTTGTAATTGACAGAATCTTTTAAGACTCCAAGTACAAAAACGCATCGGTATCTTCTTTCCATCGGAAAGAGTTAGTTCAAAT